GCAGAGTTGAGTAGTTGGCCCTGAAGCTCTTCCCATGATTTCGTAGGGGGCGTTATGTCTCTTGTGATTGGGTTTGTGAGGTAGTTGTATAGAAGGATGAGGTCATTGGAGGATCTGACTTGTTTATTGAAACCGTTACCGCCAAATGTGAGAGGGGCTCTAATTGATCGAAAGATTTTACGAATTTTTGAATATGAATTTCTCCATAATTTAATCATTGGGCCTGTCTTTATCCTGGGTCTTATTGATTGAAGATGTTCCAGCATTGTTCTTTCATCGTTGTTACCGTGGAAGTGTAGCTTCGCTCCTGATGCTTCACTAATTCTTGCATAAGATTTCAACATTATTTTCGGTTTGTCTGTGATGACACCAAACTTTTCGCAAAACACTCCTCCAGTCCCGAGATAGCATTTACTTTTATTAAGTACTAAGCCTACCATTCTTACGTAGTCTTCGTATTTAGCTATTTCCTCACTGGTCCAGTGTGCGATAAGGTCATCCCCACAAACTGCGAATGTGTCGCTTCTTTTGGAAGATTTATGTGCGGCAAAGAGGTGGAGTAGTGACAGAATAGGCCAGGTTGTACCTAGTCCCATGTGGATACCTCGCTTTGTCCATTTCCCATCTAAATACATCGGTGATACCGTCAACATTGCGCATTGGAGGAACTCTTTATCCCACTCCCCTACTTCTGCTATTGCCTCTAAGACTGCACGTGCAACCTCGTGTGGTATATAGTCAGACGCTTTAGAGAAGTCAGCTGAGAACAATTTAGCATCATCATCCTTTTGTTTTCGGATGAACACGTCTTTTCCTTTCAGAGCTTGTCGCGACCCTCCTATCTGTTTCATTAAGGGTAGGAGCCTCTTGTTTATTAGCAGGCCCATATAGTTCATTACCGCGGTGTGTATCGATGCAATCCGTACTTTCCCCCCTATTTCCTTAATTGGAAGTGGACGGAGGGTGCGTTCTGCGTGGTTTCTCACTTTCTTTAGTGAAAATATGGTGGTGTTGTAAGCCGACAGCGCTGAATCCTCTTGTGGTTCATGGGAGCTTAGGAGTTCATAAGTTTTCAAAATCTTTCTTTCAACTTGGTCTTTAGAATCTTGGTCTATCCATTCATTTTGCTTTTTAATTTTCGATAAAGCATATTGATACGATGCCCAATGCATAGCACTTGACGCTAACTCTTCTCTTTTTCGGAGGAGATAGTTACATAGATACTGAAGTTCTCTTACTTGGGCTCTAAAAGCGATTTCTTGTGTCTCTTCGAAAGAAGGTTCCGAGAAAATGTTTGAAAAGCTTACGTTCGATTGAATTTCTCCTATGTTAACTAACTGTTTCACGGCTTCATCAAAGTTATCCTTGAGATCCATTGGGTCGGCGTCCATTACCGAAAGGTAGCGGTTTCGTCTTCTCTCTGCGAGATCAGGATTCTCTGTGAAGTCCAAGTTAAGGCGGTCAAGACTTGGAGGACTCAAGTTATCTATGAGATCATTTAATGCGTCGCGTAGACATAAAAGGACGGTGAATCGGTGCCCTGTACTTGTACAGCGCATTGTCATCATTCTGTCTACCATTAGTGTTATCTGGTCTCGTGTTTGACTTAAGGTTTCCTTAATTTTTC